CGAAGAATGCTGTAGGCATACTTGGTGAACTCGCTGGAGTAGTGTTAGGTGGTAACAAGTCTGGCATGGATGAGGTTAGACTTGCAGCAGAGTCTGGTATGGATGTAGCAAATGTTCGTGGTATGCGAGAAGCCCTAGAGATGGGTGGAATGTCTGAAGGTGGCATAAACCGAGTCACTGGCAGAGCTGCTATGTTAGCTAAAGGCTTTAATGATGAAGCAACAGCTGCCTCTCAATATACAGACCTTATGGTAAAACGTGGTAGGTCTAACCTTGAATCTGTAAGGCAGATGGATGTTCCTGGCATACAAGAACTGCAAGGCATGAACCCTCAACAGATGGTTGGTTTGGTTTCTAGGTTGATGGAAGGCAAAACTCCACAAGAGCGTGCACAAATAGGTGACATGTTTGGCATGGCTGAGCTATCCACAAACACCACATCCTCCTCCATAGTTGGAACAGCTCGTGATGAAACAATAGATGAGCCTGGACTAAGGGAGACCAGCCAAGGTATTGTCACAGTTGAGCAAGTAGTTAGAGAAGGCAAGGAAATGGCTGGCTCCTTGGGTGAAGGTGCAGGTACAACTGCGGCAACTACCAATGTTGTGGCTGGTGTTGCTGGCACACTCACTGGTGGAGCACTGATGAAGTATGGTGGTAGAGGGGCGGGACTTATCAAAAACTCTAAGGTAGGATCTAAACTGACCAACAGCCTTAAAGGTGCAGCAAAAGCAGCTCCTAAGACTGGGCTTAACCTAGCCAAAGGTTTATCCGTAGCTGCCAAAGCTAACCCTGTTGCGATCGCAGCTACCCTTGCTCCCATGGCAGTAAGAGGTATAGGCGGTATTGATGATGATAACGGGTTTGGTGATAGTGCTATGGATGTACTGGAGTTTGCTGCCTATGGTGCTGCCATTGGTTCAGTTGTTCCTGGAGTTGGTACAGCCGTTGGTGGAGTACTTGGAACAGCAGTTGGTGTGGCAAACGAAGCTTGGGAATACTTCTCAGCTGATGATGCTGTACCTAGTTCAGCTATAGGTGAGATAAATGCTAACAAGCTTCCAGGGAAACCAGGCACTGGATCAATAAACAATGTAGATGTTACTGTGGAAGTCTCTCCAGACTTAATCAAAACCACAACTAACGTAAATGGTGACCTCAACATAGATGAGGAAACAGGACTAAGTACTGGAGGGTAGCAATGGCTATACCAATAAGTAAATTTGGTCAGTACGTACTCTTTCAAGCTCATACTGAGGGAGGCGACCTGATCTTTGAGACAGACAGCCTTCGGGTTGACTTTGACATAAGGGATATAAAAGGTTGGAGCAGGGCAACATTTACCTTGTTCAACCTTGCCCCAAGCGTAGTTAGAAAACTGTCAAACGGAGAAGTTTTTGTAACTGTAAGTGTATCTCAGCATGATTCAAAATTAAGTGTGATAGCAGATAGGATGTACGTAAGTAATGCTTTAGAAGAGACTAAGGTTCCTGAGAGCGTACTCACACTGTACACATACTCCAAACTTCGCAAACTATTTCTAGAGAAACAAATAGATGAGAGCGTTACTAAACCAACGATAAAAAGATCTGTAGAGCAAATAACCAAAGCTTCAGGATTCAGTGGAGTTGTTGAGTACAAGCATTTTCCCGAGGGATACCTTGAGTATGTTCCTCCCAACCCTAAGTCAAGACAAAGAGGTTCCCTGATAAGCTGCCTAGAAGCTTTAGGAGATTCTTGTAGATTTAACATATACACCGAAGGCAATAAGATGGTTCTTATGTACAAGCCTGATGTAAAAAATGTTAAAGCTACAGGACTGTTTACTGGTTCTGGGGACATTGTACTAAATACTCGTAATATGCGATCTAACCCCAAGATAGGCCCAGCCACATTATCGGTAGTGGCCAACCTTGACCCAAGGATAAAACCAACATCTGTGTTGGACATATCCCAACTACTAACAGTTGCCACTTCAGCCGACGAGGAAACTCTACAGGTTGCAGAAGGTTATCTTAGTGAGAAAGTTGCAGGCTTTTCAAAGTACCAAGTACTATCGGTACAGCACAAAGGCTCCAACTGGACTGCACAATGGATGACCCAAGCAGCAGCTACTTCGCCAACTCCTGGCACTAACATGAACACTGACAAGTGGTGGTTATAAATGGCTAAGCCTGATAAAGCTCAGATTACCTACATGGTAGGCACTGCTAAGTCGGTGTTAAGATTTCATTCAGTCATAGCTGAAGAGCACGAGATTACTTCTGAAGTTACAAAGTACCCAGCTATGACTGGCTATGATGTAAGTACTCATGCAATAAAGAAGAACAGAAAACTAACTATTCAGGGTGCAGTAACAAACCACTTAATAGTCGGCTCTCAAGAGTTTCATGAGTACGGTGGGAAGAACACAGCTATTATGTTCGATACATTAAAGAACCTAGTGCGTAGAGCTACACCTTGTGAAGTTCTGACAAACCTTGGAACATATACACCGGTAGTGTTTACCCGATTTAGGACTAAGCAACAAGCTGGTATGACTGATGCTATGGACTTTACTTTGATAGGTGAAGAGATTCAGTTAGGCAACGCCCTAAACTCTACAGCTCCTACCCTTCTAGTATTTACTCCACTGAGTGCTTCAGAAAGAGAGGCTCGTGTTGATGAACTAACAGCAGCTGGACTAGAAGTTCCAGAAGATGCAGAGTTATCCCAATGCCAAGCAGACTTTAATGAAAGCTTCCAAGTAGAGACTAAGGATGATAATGGTGAAACCTCTATAACTACTTATGAAAAGAGTGCTTACGATCCCTCCACTAAGTCCTATGGACACACAGTACATACATCGAACACAGAGGTAGTATCCTCTGGGCCAAACACAAACTTCAATTGGTTTGCACTAATGCAAGGAGCACCCCTAGCTAGTGCTTTGCCAGACATAGACCTACTTGCCGGTGCAGAAACTGCTGGGGCATGTTTGGTTGATGGGCTTACGGGTCTTGCGACTGACACCTTAAATGAAATGACTGAGACTACCCTTGGGGAGCTTAAGAAGACTATTTATGGTGCTGCATATGAAGTATTTGGTGTAAACGGTGACCGGTCAACTGGCCAGGTACTGCTTGCTATAGGTGTAGACTGTTTAGTGGCAGGGGCTATTGGCTCCGTAGACCCTACGTTAAATGCCGATGACTTTACTGATAACTCTATACCTACCGTAGAAAGTATTTTGGAAGGTGCAGCAGCAACTGGAGACAGTGTAGTAAATGATGTATTAGGTGTAGCTGCGCCCACAACCCTCACCAAAATCAGCCCAACAACCAGAGAAACAACATTCTTTGGTGACTTGATATGATAGTTGATAATGAAAAATACTCCTTCACATACCCAGGAAGAGTAGTAGAGTATTTCCCTGAAAATCAAACGGCCACAATACTTATATGCGCGGAGACTGTATATAACAGTTCAGAAAGCTTATCTGCTGTAGTGAAAAGATTGCCACTTGAAGGAGTACCAGTACATACTTCTGGTGGCGGGGGCTGGCACCAAACATTTCCTATTACAGCAGGAGATACTTGTGTAATACACTTCAGCCAAGTTGGTTATGATCACTGGTTATACCAAGACAAAGATACGGCCGGAAAACTGGCCAACTTACCTAAGCCTTGGTTAGCTAGACAGTTCAATGAAGATGATGGACTTGCCATTGTAGGTACAAATACTTTGCCCAGGGCAATCCAAGACTACAATGCAACTGATGCAGAGTTTCGTAATGCTAACAGAAACCAACGCATATCCTTGAAAGCTGATGGCAACATACATATCAAAACTGGATCTACCACAATAAACGTGGCACCTTCTGGCGCGATAACTGTTACTGCTACTCAGGTTGATGTAGTGACTCCACTGACAACTATGTCAGGTGATGTAACTATCGCAGGAAACCTAGACATAACTGGCACTACTACAAGTGGTGGATTGATTACAGGTTCTGGCGGCTTAGCTATATCCGGTGGCACAGGAGCCTCTGTAACAGGAGACCTAGAAACCACAGGAGAAGTTACTGCACAGGGCGTAGAACTTTCTACTCATACGCATAATGAGAACAATAACACAGGTGGGCCGACTGACGCACCTAACTAGGAATAATGATGACTATTCAAATCGCTTTAGATAGAGGTACGAATGACATCATCAAGTTAGACGGTGGCGGCATTGCAAGAGTACGTGATGGCCGCTACACAGTTCAGCTAGTTAAGAATAAGCTGCTTACCCTACTGGGCGAGTGGCTACTTGACCCAAGCAAGGGCTGGTTAAACTTTGATGACTATGTAAGAAATCCTGACTTATTTGATATTGAAATGAGAGCAAGGGAAGTCATACTATCAACTGATGGTGTGCAAAAAATTGATACCATGAGCTTAGAGCTTACGGGCAGGGTACTGTACCTGACATTTACAGCAACAACAATATACGGTGGCATTGAGCTTACTGTACCTTGGAGCACATGATGGCTGGATTAACCAGAGAGGGATTTATACCTCTAAGCTTTGATGAGATTCTAACCAGAATAAGTACAAGGCTAGATACATTTAGCCCAGGGATAGACTTATCTCCCGAGTCACCTGATGGGCAACTTGCTAACATAATGGCATTTGAGTTCTCAGAGGCTTGGGCTGAACTAAATACTGTTTACAATAGCTATAATCCAAATATGGCTGTAGGTGCAGGGCTAAGAAACATTGGTCTAATTACTGGACTACCCTACGGAGCAGCTACACGTTCCCAGGCCACCATTGATTTGGTAGGAACCGCAGGAACAATAGTACCTATAGGCTCCATAGTAACTGACGCAGAAGATAATGAATTTACTACTCAGCTTGATGCAACTATACCTGCCTCTGTGCAAGTGGTAGCCCAAGTTTCTGGGCCAATACCTGTCACAGCTGGCTCACTAACACTTATCAAAACCCCTGTGTCTGGTTGGGCATCAATTACACAACCAAGCGATGGAAGAATGGGAGCTGCCCCACAAACTGAGGTCGCATACAGAAACTTAAGAAACCGCACAGTTTTGCGCAACTTTGTAACTGTAGAAGCCACTATTGAGGCTAGACTGTTTGAGACTCTTGGCATACAGCAAGCAGTTGTATTAAACAATGATGGGTTATCTGCCCTGCCTGATGGGACTCCTCCACAGACTATTCATGTTACTGTTGGGGAACTCTCGGGTGTGTCTGATGCAGACATAGCTGCGGTTATTCTGGCTACTAAAGGTTTGGGTTGCCCTACTTATGGGTCAACCACTGTAACTATAAATGACGTGCAAGGCAATCCTCATGATGTTAGCTTCAGTAAAGCTACAGCAGAAAATGTGTTTATGGATATAGAAATATTATTCTTAGATGACGACTATGCTGGGGCAGAAGAAGCTATCAGAGCAGACCTAGTTGCTCACGTAAACTCTTTGGTCACAGATGAAGATGTAGTGTGGTCGAGATTGTTTGGCATTATAACTCCCTATGCAAAAGCACAAGTAAACAAACTAGAGTTAAGCACTGATGGCATTACCTACACACCAGCCAACATAGTCGTGACTGCTGACAAGTATGCTGCCACAGTCACTGGACAAATAAATATTGTAGTGG